AGGTTCTAATGTATCAATCTCAGAAGAAGGAGTTATTTCATCAACGGATACCAATACAAACACTACATATTCCGCTGGTAACGGAATTGCATTAAGTGGAACTACATTCTCAGTTGGTGCAGGAACAGGTTTAACTCAAGGGGGAACTGGTTTAAGTGTAACTCCAAATGGAATTGGAGCAACTCAACTTAACGTATCAGGAAATGGATTTACTGGACAATTCCTTCGTACAGATGGTGATGGTTCATTCACTTGGGCAACTCCAACAGATACTAATACTCAACTATCAGCTACAGAAGTAAGAGAAGCATTCTCAGCAGGTTCTAATGTATCAATCTCAGAAGAAGGAGTTATTTCATCAACGGATACCAATACAAACACAACTTATTCTGCTGATGGTAATTATGGTATGACATTATTCGGAACTGCATTCCGTTTAGAGGATGATAGAAGAAGAAACTCAACAGGTGTAGATATTAAAACAGGTAATACTCACGATTATACTTGGTATGATGCCTCTGTAGGTATTAGATGGTACACTGCTGGTGCAGAAGATATGAGATTGCTGGATAATGGCACATTACACGTTGATGGTGATGTTATCGCTTACTCTACAACAATCTCAGATAAAAGATTAAAAGATAATGTTTCTACAATTGAAAATCCATTAGATAAAATCAAAGCACTTAGGGGTGTTGAGTATGATTGGAATAGTGGTAGTAGAAAAGGAAAACGTGATTTAGGATTAATTGCACAGGAAGTGGAAGAAGTACTACCACATATTGTACATGAGCATGAGATGCCTCTTATGGATGGTGCTGAGGATGGTACTACTTATAAAACTGTAGATTACGAAAAAATGGTAGCAGTTCTAATTGAAGGTATGAAAGAACAACAATCTCAGATTGATGAATTAAAATTAGAAATCAACAAACTTAAAGGGGATGCATAATGGCAGTTCCAGCATCAGGACAATTATCATTGAGAGGTATTAAAGCAGAACTTGCAACTAATAATTACAATAATAGTACAGCTTATACAAATGTTAGTTTAGCTACCCTATCTACTGGGGGAGCTGGTGAAATTAACACAGCAAACGCTTCAACTGATAGACCTAATGGTGTAGCACCACACAATATGAGTGAGTTTTATTCATATGACCACGACGCATCATCAGTAACTTATACTTCAACAGTAATGTACTACGATGCAGAGTCAGCAGGAAATGCCTGTTCAGAGGAAGCTTCCACAATAACTCTTTACTATGACTCATCTGAATTATTTGCGGGTACAGATACTATATGGTATCAGGATAGTAGTGGAGGCGAAGAAGCAGATACTGCGTATTATAAATTTGCATTCGAAGGTCAAGGTTATTTTTACGATGGTGGTGAGAAGGAAGCTTTCAGTTGTGGTCGTTCAGAAAGAAGATTAAAATACAATATAGAATTTATTGGTGATTCACCAATGGGTATTCCAATGTATCACTTTAATTATAAAAATGAATCACATGGTAAAGGTAGATTTGTAGGAACAATGGTAGATGATTTACAAAGATTAGGATTCGAAGATTCATTGTTTGAAGAAAATGGTGAGATTTGGGTTAATTATCATAAACTCGATGTTCCGTTTGAATCTGTAAGCATCTGATTATCAGATAGCTATGATAGTGATAGTGTAAAGTACTGAAAATCAATAAGTTATGTTAAAAGAATATTTAGAAAACGAAGTTATATTTACCGAAACAGATTTAAAATCAAAATATATAGATTGTGATTGTCCAATTATGGCAACCAACGAATCTGAGTTGATGAAGGAATCAGCTGATATATTATGTTCTAATAATGGTTCTGTTCTAAATGTAGGGTTTGGATTAGGAATAATAGATACATACATTAGAAATCACAATCCAAAAGAACATCATATAATAGAAGCTCATCCACAAATTTGTGAAAAGGCAAAAGAAATGGGATTTGATGTACATTGTGGGTTATGGGAAGATGTTGTAGAAGATTTTATAAAAGAGGGTAAAACATTTGATAGTATTTATTTTGACACGTATGTTTTTGATTATGAAAAATATCCTCAATGGGCAGAATTTACAAAAATAGTTCCTAAATTATTAAATCCAAATGGAATATATTCTTATTTTAACGATATCGCATCTAAAACAGAAAAAGTAGAAGAAATTATAGAACCATTTGGATGGGAAAAACATCAAAAAACACTACCACATCCAGTAGGACATCAATCTTATGAATTGATATGGTACATAAATAAGTGATTCTTAAAGATTCTCATATTTATATAAAAGAATTAGGAGATTATAAATGGCAGTAAACATTCCAATATGGCCGGGTTCATCATCATTTTCAGCTGGTAATACACCATTTGGACATTATGATTCCGATACAGATTTCGTATCATCAGTTGATAAGACAGCTGGGTGGTGCGCAAAGAGACTAGGTTATCCTATAGTAGATATAGAACTACAGGATATAAACTTTTATGCTTGTTTCGAAGAAGCAACTACTGAATACTCATCTCAAGTTAATCAATTTAACATTAGAGAAAATCTACTAAACATCAAAGGACACTCTACATCTTCTAATTTATCTCAAACTCAACTTGATGGAAATTTAGGTGGTTTAGTAACATTAGCTAAGGATTATGGTTCTGAGGTAGGTAGTGGTGGTACAATAACATATTATACTGGTTCATTCGAAGCTAAAAAAGGACAACAAATTTATGATTTAAAAGATATTTCTAATTCAAGCGCATCTTTGGAAGTTGGTACTCCTGGTGTTGATAAATTTGAAATCAAAAGAATGATGCATAACGCACCACCTGCGATGGTAAGATATTTTGACCCATTTGTAGGAACTGGTTTAGGTTCACAACAAATGATGGATACATTTGGATGGGGTAATTACTCACCAGGTGTTTCATTTATGATGCAACCACTTTATGATGATTTATTAAGATTACAAGCTATTGAATTTAATGATATGGTTCGTAAATCTCAATATGGGTTTGATATTCAAAATAATAGAATTAGATTATTTCCTATTCCAAACGACCCATACACAGTACACTTCCATTATGTGTTAGAATCAGAAAGAAACAATCCAATAGTAGCCAATTCTGTAGTATCTGATTTCTCTAACGCTAAATATGATAGAATTGAGTATAGTAATATAAATCACGTTGGAAAACGATGGATTGAAAAATATACATTAGCATTAGCTAAAGAAATGTTAGGTGCAGTAAGAGCTAAGTTTAGTTCAGTACCAATTCCTAACTCAGAAATAACATTAGATGGTGCAGATTTAAGAAGTGAAGCATCTACAGAAAAAGAAATCTTAATCTCAGAATTAAGAGAAAACTTAGAAGCTACTTCTAGAAAAGCATTGTTACAAGCACAACAAGAAGAATCAGAAGCGATGGAATTAACTCTTAACAGAGTTCCACGTGCAATTTATATAGGGTAAATTATGGCACTATTCGGTGGAAAAAGGGATATGGCTCTGTTTAGTAAAATAAACAAAGAGTTAATAACGGATATCATAGATACCGAAGTGTATTACTATAAACTTATTATAGAAGATACTAAATCTAATTTATATGGTGAAGGTAAGAACAAAGTATATTATAATCCTGTAAAAATACCAACATTAGTTGATAGAACCAACGCAGAAGCTATATTTGATGAATTTGGGACATCTTATACTAGAAATGTAAACTTTTACTTTTTAAGAGATACGTTAGTAGATAAAAATGTATATCCTGAATTGGGTGATGTGATTGAATGGAATGATGAACAACACATTGTAGATGTAACATTCCAAAATCAATTTGTTGCTGGTAAGAATCCCGAACATTGGGATGGTGGTGATGGCCAAGGGTATAGTGTATCTATTATATGTGAAACTCATGTAGCTAAGAGAAGTCAATTAAAATTAAAAGATGATTTTAGAGTAGGTGTTAATAAAAACAACAATGATTTACCAGTAGGAATCTAATATGGCTCAAAGATATAGAACAAATAGAAAAGATAAGGTTGATTTGAAGAGAACACAAAGCTCTACTTCAGATGACCCCATATTGAATAAAGCAAAACAGATTTCTCGTAGAAATGATGATGTAAAAAATATTCAGGTTGGTATCTATGATATAGATTTAGCATTTAAAGATTTTTTGGAAAGAGATGTTAAACCTATAATAGAAGAAAATGGTAAGTTTATTCCTGTTCCTGTAATGTATGCATCTCCTGAAAATTGGTCATCGGCTCAAAAAGAAGGGTTTCTTAGAGATAATAATGGTAAAGTACAAACACCTCTTATTTCATTTAAACGAAATTCATTGGATGTTAATACCGAAATATCTAAATTAAAAGTTAGAACAGATGAAGATTCATCTCAGTCTTTTATTAAAAAATATTCAAAAGAAAATAGATATGACCAATTTTCTATTTTACAAGACCAAAAACCTGTACAAGAGAAATACATAGTAGATAGACCTGATTATGTAAATATTTCATATGATGTAATTATATGGTGTGATTTTATGGAAGATTTGAATAAAGTAGTTGAACAGATAGTATATTTTCAAGGTGGAACATTTGGACAGAGGTACAAGTTTCAAATCAAAGGAGAATCATATTCGTTTGATACTACTAATGGAGTAGGTGAAGAAAGAATCGTTAGAAGTAATGTATCACTTACAGCAAAAGCTTATTTAGTACCAGAACAGACTGGTTTAAAGATAAATACTCAAAAAGCATTTGGTACTTCTAAGATAGTTTGGAAAACAATTCCAAAAATTTAATCTTTACAAAAAAATTATCATATTTATATACACATAAAGTATAATAATTAAATTTAAAAACAAAAGTTATGGCACAAGTTAAAGAAATCAAAGAAAAAGAAGTAATCAATATTGAAGAGAAAGATATTGAAAGAGTTAAGAAGTTTAGAACTGATTATGCAGAAACAACTGCAAGAATGGGTGAGATAGAGGTAGAATTATTAAATGCTGAATTACTTTTAGAAAATATAAAAGTATCGAAGGCTGAGCAAATCGAAAAGTACAAATCATTAAGACTAGAAGAAGTTACCATTAGTGGTGAATTTAATGAAAAGTATGGACAGGGTGAGTTCAACTTAGAAGAAGCAACCTTTACTCCTATCTCATAAATATAATCGTTTCGGATTTTTTAATGTATTTATAGATATAATAAAAACCAAAAGAAATTAATAGGAGAATCAAATGGCAGAAAGAATAGTAAGTCCCGGAGTATTTACAAGAGAAAAGGACTTGTCATTTCTACCTCAAGGGATTGGCGAAATTGGAGCAGCATTAATAGGTTCAGCAGTAAAAGGACCCGCATTCGTTCCAACAACAGTATCATCATTTTCAGAGTTTCAGCAAGTATTCGGTGGATTGACAGAAGATTCATATCTACCATATACGGCTCAAGCTTATTTAGAAGATGCTGGAACAGCGACAATCGTTAGAGTATTAGGAAAAGACGGGTACGGATTAAATAACCCAATAGCATTATCAGTATCATCATCACATGGTAGTAAGGTAGTAGCAGTACTACACCCAACACATGAAATCGTTTCAGATGTAGATGTATTTGATGATTCAACAATAACAGACCACAATGGTTCATCTGATGTATCGGCATCATTATTTACCTTAACGGTAGATGGTTCTGAAGCAGTATCAAAAGCATTTACAGCATCATTGAATCCAACAAATGATAATTATTTTACAAAATCATTTGGATTTTCACCAAGAGGTGGAGAAGAAGCTTATGTTTTATCAAACTTTAAAACATTCCAATCAGCATCATTTGCAAAAAGTGGTGAGATTCCTGTAGTAACATTAGATGTTGCACAAGAAATTGATTATACTAAAGCATATACTGAAGCATCAACACCATTTATTACATCACAAAAAGTTGGTGGTAATACTACTAACTTATTTAAGTTCCATACATTATCACATGGTACTGCAACTAACTATGAATTTAAAATTGGTATCCAAGATATTAAGCCAGCTGGTTCAGTTCCTGGTTCTGAATATGGTTCATTTACTGTAGTTGTAAGAAGAGTAGACCAAGATAAAATTGCTGGTTCACCATTTGTAGGAGTAGTTGATTCAGATATCAGACCTAATTTAGTTGAATCTTTTCAAGGTGTTAACTTAGACCCTAATTCACCAAATTATATCGTAAGAGTAATTGGTGATAAGTATATTACTGTAGATGATGATGGTAAATTATCAACTAATGGTGATTACGCTAACAATTCAAAAAATATTAGAGTAGAAGCAACAGCAGCAGTGAATAGTGGAGCAATTGATGAGAGCTTAGTACCTTTCGGATTTGGAGCATTACAAAATCCATTCGGAACTAAACTTACAGTACCTTCACCAACAATGGTAGCTAACCAAAAAATCAACCAATCATATAATCCTAAGAAATTTTGGGGATTAGATTTTGATTTCTCTGGAACAGATAACAGAAACTTCTTATCACCAACACCAGATAGTGATACAGCAACTGTAGGAACGGCATTCTATTTAGGTGATTACAGTCAAGATGCTGGAGCTAATTATCCAACATCAGCTTCACCAAATACATCAGCAATATCATTAAGTGATGCTACTACTTCGATTAACTCTCGTAAGTTCTTAGTACCATTCCAAGGTGGTTTTGATGGATTCAAACCAAATAGAGTTGTTTCTTTAGGAAACGATATCATAGCAGGTAATACACAAGGATACGATTGTTCATCAAATACAGCAGCAGGTACATTATCATACAGAAAAGCAATAAACTCTGTATCTAATCCTGATGAATTTGATATCAATATGTTAGTTTTACCAGGTCTTATCCACAGATTACATTCTTCAGTAACAACGTTTGCTAAAGATATGTGTGAAGATAGACAAGATACATTCTTTATTATGGATGCATCTGCATGGAGTGATTCAATTTCAACTGCAACTAACGCAGTTCAAGCATTTGATTCAAACTATGTAGCATCTTACTACCCTTGGGTTAAAATATTGAATACTGACAAAAACAAACCTGTTTGGGTTCCGCCATCTGTAGTACTTCCGGGTGTTATAGCATTTAATGACCAAGTTGCAGCCGAATGGTTCGCACCTGCTGGTTTAAATAGAGGTGGATTAACTTCAGTAATTGAAGCTAAGACAAGATTGACTAGAGTTGAGAGAGATGCACTTTACGAAGGTAGATTGAATCCTATCGCAACATTCCCTGGTCAAGGTGTAACTGTATTTGGACAGAAAACATTACAAGCTAAACCATCAGCATTGGATAGAATCAATGTAAGAAGATTGTTAATCGCAGTGAAGAAATTCATCGCATCATCTACTCGTTACTTAGTGTTCGAAAACAACACAGCAGCTACGAGAAATAGATTCTTATCAATCGTTAATCCTTACTTAGAATCAATCCAACAAAGACAAGGTTTATACGCATTTAAAGTGAAGATGGATGAAAGCAACAACACACCAGATGTGATTGATAGAAACATAATGGTTGGTGAGATATTCTTACAACCGGCTAAAACAGCAGAATTTATAGTTCTTGACTTTAATGTACTACCAACTGGAGCAGCATTCCCAGAATAGTATATAAATAATATCTTAGTTCCCCTAATAAATTTAGGGGGACTAACTATTTTTTAAAAAGAACTATATTTATATTAAAGAATTAGAAACAGAGGAAAACAAAAATGGCACAATTATTAGACCCAACAGAAGTAATGTTTACATCATTCGAACCGAAGATGTCAAACAGATTCATTATGTATGTAGAAGGAATTCCTGCATACTTAGTGAAAGCAGCCAACAGACCAGAAATAGCAAATGGTAAAATTACCATTGACCATATTAACGTTAGAAGATATGTAAAAGGTAGAAGTGAGTGGAGTAGTTTATCAATATCATTATATGACCCGGTAGTTCCTTCAGCAGCACAAGCAGCTATGGAATGGGTAAGATTACACCATGAATCAGTAACAGGCCGTGATGGTTACTCTGATTTCTACAAAAAAGATATCACATTTAACAGTTTGGGTCCTGTAGGTGATAAAGTAGAAGAGTGGACATTAAAAGGAGCATTTATTGAAACAGCAAAGTTCTCAGATATGGACTATACTGGTGAAGATATCGCAACTGTAGATTTAACACTAGCATACGATTACGCAATATTACAATATTAATTTCAGATTGTTATATTATATAGTATAAATTGAATATTTAGAAACCTCTACAGAAATGTAGGGGTTTTTTCGTTTAATTAATATTATTTGTATATTTATATATGGTTAACCAACATTAAATAAGTTTTAAAACGAGAAACGTTATGAGTAAAGAAAAATTACAAGATGATTACAAACAACCAGTATCTTCAGCAGATATGGTTGAGCTCGCTAAACAGCAATATGAGCAAAAAAAGGTTTCTGATTACAAATTTCCAACAGAAATCGTAGATTTACCTTCTAAAGGTCTTATATATCCAAAAGATAGCTCTCTATCAAGTGGAAAAATAGAGATGAAGTATATGACTGCAAAAGAAGAAGATATCCTAACTACCCAATCTTACATAAAAGATGGTTCAGTATTGGATAGATTATTCCAATCCTTAATTATATCAAATGGAGATGGGGCATCCGTAAAGTATGTAGACCTAACTTTAGGTGATAAAAACGCAATTATGATAGCTGCCAGAGTATTAGGATATGGTAAGGATTATGAGGTAGAGATTGATGACCCAACACAACCAGGTACAATGCAGAAAGAAACAATTGATTTAACTCAATTTGAATCTGGAGAATACGATGGTTCAGGTCAAACAGAATTACATAAAAATGAATTCGAATTCGATTTACCACAATCTAAGAGAAAAGTTACTTTTCAAGCATTAACTGAAAGTAAGGAAAGAAAAATCCAACATCAATTAGAAGCACAAAAGAAAGCGTCTAGAAAGATGAACGATAAAACGGATAAACAACTTACTATTAGATTAAAAAATACAATAGTATCAGTAGATGGTGATACAGACCAAACTACAATCAATCACTTCGTAGAAAACGAATTATTTGCGGTAGACTCTAGGGCTCTCAGAACGCATATAAATAAAGTTATTCCAGATATGGATTTAACATACGAATTTATTTCTGAAGAGACCGGGGAGAGGAGAGATATGCTACTGCCTATGGGGCTTGGGTTTTTTTGGCCTCAATCTTAACTATAGGAAAGTACTACACTCTCACATTTTTGATTTAATCTTTCATGGAAATGGTGGATTCAATTGGTCAGATGTTTACAATATGCCTGTTTGGGCTAGGAAGTTTTACATAAGTAAAATTGTAGAATGGAAGCAAGAAGAAAACAAACAGCAACAGAAAGCAATGAAAAAGGCCAAATCAAAAAGAAGATAAAATTAATACCCAACAGATTTTTTGATGATTTGTTGGGTATTTCTATATTTATATACAACTAACAATTTAGGGATACAATATTATGGCAAAAATAAAAATAAAAGAACTCAAACAATTGTTTACAGAACATGGAGTTCAAGAAGGTGTGTTTGATATATTCAAAAGGAAGAAAAAAAAGCTAGATGCTAAATTAGCTGTTATCAATAAAGATTTAGATAATATAATTGATGATGCACCAAACAAAGAATCACAAGAAGCATTGAGAAGTCTAAGAGCACATTTGGAGAAGATGCAAGCAAGAGGTACTTACTAATAAACCTTTATAGGGATTTGAATGGCAAGTAAAAAAGATATACAAGCAGCTCAGCAACTCGCTAAATATCAAAAAGAGCGAGAAAACGCACTTAATAAGGAAAAAACCTTAATTAAGGACCAAACTAACTTGTCTAAAGAACTGTTGAAAACCATTAATGCAAACATAGCTGATAATGAAAAGAATTTTCAAGTACAGCTAAATATGGCAAAAAAGCTTGAAGAGAGAATTAGTACTACAGATGCAATAAAACTAATAGATGAATCTATAACTACAATTTTAGAAGAACAAGCTAAGCTTGGAGAAGATATTGATGCAGATTTATTAAAACAATTAGAAAGTACTCGTGCAACATTTCAACAAATGGATGAAATAGCCAAAGCTACAGAGTACGTTTCACAATTAGAAAAAGATAGAGAGAAAACTCTTGGTAACATATTAGGATTAGATGATGATATAGCTAAAGCAGTGGGTGCTGGGGCTATAGCTGCTCTTGCTATGAATAAAGCATTTGAAAATGTTGGAACAGCATTAACCGCTCATGTAGATACAATGAAAGATATGGTAACTCAACAGGGATTGAGTGTAAAAGAAGCTATAACACTTAAAGGTAGTGTTGATGCGGCATCATTTAGTATGACAGGATTAATCTATGGTTCAGACCAACTAGCATCATCAGCATCAGCAATAGCAGAAAAGTTTGGTAATGTAAACGCAGCAACAGGAGAGATGATAAAATCTGTTACTGAAGTAGCTGCACTTACAGGAGATGCAGCATCAGCAACTGATTTAGTAACTACCTTCCAAAATGCAGGAATGGAAGCTGGGGATGTTGGTGACCATATAAAAGAATTAGCAGAAAAGCATGGTGTAAACGCCAAAAAGATGATGGAAGGTATGACAGGCCAAATGAGTAAACTGAGAGGTAAAACTCAGGAACAATTGGATGTTATATTAGAAGGTAACGCAGCTTTAATTAAGCAGGGTACTAATATGGAAGAAATTCAAAACATAGCAAATAATGTTTTGGATATCGAAGGTAATATGAAAGCAGCTGCTAAAGCTAGGGTAATGTTAGGTAGAGATGTTAATGCTAACGCTGTAAGAAGTGCCGCATTAGCGTTAGAATCTGCTCGTAGTGATGAAGAAAGAGCCGAAGCTCAAAAAAGAATAGCTGAAGAAATATTAAAAGGTGTTGGTGGACAGGCAGAGTTCGCTCAAATGACTGAAAAGGAAAAAGCAGCAGCCGCAGCAGCATATGGAATGGATAAAGAACAATTATCTGTTATGATGGAAAAGAAAAGAGTTCAAGACGAACTTACAGCAAAATATGGTGATTCAGCAGATACTATACAAGCAATTCAAGGTGGATTGGCATCTGCCGCTACTGGAGCTGGTTCTCTTGCATTAGAATTTGGTAAGGTTTATCTAAAAGCATTAGCATTTAAGATGGTAAGTGGAGAAGGATTTGGTGGTGCAACCAAAATGTTTGGTGGATTAACAAAAGCATTAGGATTAAATAAAATAGCCACTGTGGCATCAACAGTAGCAACTGGAATTTATAATGGGGCAATTGCCGCTAAAAATATGGTTGTAGGTGCGGCGACTACTTTGATGAATAGTAATTTCGTTGTAAAAACCAAAGATTTTATTTTAGAAAAAGCTAGAGCGGCTCAAGCGCTAATATCAACTGGTATTGAAAGAACTCAATCACTTTTACAGAAAACTCGTATTGCCCAATTTCTTGCGGAAACCGCACAAAAAATAGCAAGTAACGCCGCAACATTTATTGGTATAGGTGCTGCAACAGGACAAACTGCCGCTAACGTAGGACT